CGGACTTCACACCGACCTACAATCCATTCACCCAGTTCTTTGCCCGGCACGGCCATCGCAATCCTACCGGGTGCATCGAGGCCCTGACCAATACCATCCGAACAACCAACCAGGATCATACGTTCGTTCAACTCTGCATCACCAAATGGCTCTGCTCGATCATCGCAAGTATGCACGGGGAATACTCCCTAACCATCCTGGTGCTTTGTGGCGACCAGGGTATCGGCAAGACCAATTTCTTTCGAAACCTGCTGCCCGATGAACTTCGGGCCTATTACGGGGAATCCAAACTGGATGCCGGCAAGGACGATGAAATTCTAATGTGCAAGAAGATCATCCTCTGCGATGACGAGTTCGGTGGCAAATCCAAGCAGGAAGCCAAGAAACTAAAGGAACTATCCTCCAAGCAGACATTCAGCATCCGCAAACCCTACGGCCGGGTCCATGAGGAACTTAACCGGTATGCGGTCCTTTGCGGTACAAGCAACGACGAGGAAGTCATCAACGACCCAACGGGTAACCGTAGGATCCTGCCCATTGTGATTAGCGAGATTGACTGGGATGCCTATGCAGCCATTGACAAAATTGACCTGTTCATTGAAGCCCTACACTCCTTTAAATTGAACGGAGCCGATGCCTGGCAACTATCCAAGGCCGAAATCAAGATGCTGAACAATCACACCATGCACAACGTGCAGCCGGCTATCGAGAAAGAAATGCTCCTAAACCTGTTTACCATCCCAATGGATTATAGCGACCCCTACGGCAAGTGGATGAGCAATACCGAAATCAAAGACCTCATCGAAACCTGCACCAAGCAGCACATCAGTTCGCACAAACTCGGAGCGGTCCTAAAGTCCCTTGGCTGTAAGAAAATGACACGACGGGAGCGGAATTTTCTTCCTTGCTACTTTTTGGTGAAAAATGCCGATAAAAGTGACTACGCCCAAAAGGTTGATAATAAGCGACATCCGTTTTAGTGTAGTCACTTAGTCACTTAAAATGCGTTTTTTCTTTAGGGGCTTATATGTGCATGTGTGTGTGTGTGTGTGTATGTATAATATATACTCTAAAGAAAGTAGTAACTAAAGTGACTACACTGACTACAACCCCCTTCACGCTATCAAAAACGCAGATTTTGGTAGTCACTTCTGCAAAATTTAAAGTAACTACAAGTGACCACACTTAGACCATACCAACAAACCGCTATTGACCAAATGCGGACAAGCATTGCCGAGGGCAAAAGACGCTTGATACTCTGCTCCCCAACTGGAAGCGGAAAGACGGTCATGTTTACCTACATGGTGGCACGGGCCTTAGAGAAAGGCAAGCAGGCCATCATCTTCACGGACCGGGTTGAACTGCTCCGGCAATCCAATGGAGCCTTGGACCAGTTCGGAATCAAGCCGACGCTGATTGAGGCCAACCGCACCCGGCTCGATGTTTCCGGCAACTGCTTCATTGCCATGGCCCAAACATTCAGCCGAAGGAAGGACTCTGCTGAATACACGGACCTCTTGGCACGGATGGACCTGGTGATCATTGACGAAGCCCACAAGCAAACATTTAACCCCCTGCTGCCATACATTAACCCCAAGGCCGTGGTCATCGGTGCGACTGCAACGCCATTGCGGAGGGGAAAACAGGGATGCCTCTCGAAGTTTTACAAGGCCCTCCATGCACCGGTGCAGGTGCAGGAACTGATCAGCCAAGGCTACCTGGCCGAACCAACGACCTACGGAATGACGCAGGACCTTTCCGGGATCCGTATGAAGGGCGACGATTACGACACCGAGCAGATGGCCCAACGATTCAGCGAGCGGAAGGTCTTTGCCGGAGTGGTGCAGAACTACGCCAAGGTTTGCCCAGGCAAGAAGGCTATCGTATTTGCGAGCAACATCGCATCAAGCAAGGAGGTCTGCGAGGCTTTGCAGGGTGCAGGGTTCAACGCCCGGCACGTTGACGGAGAGATGCCAAAGTCCTTACGAGCCGAAACCCTTGCGTGGTTTAAGCATTCTACCAATGGGATCCTTTGCAACTGCGACCTGATGACCACGGGCTTTGACGAACCATCCATCGAGGTCGTCATCCTCTACCGGGCGACTGCGAGCCTTCCCCTGTTCATGCAGATGGTTGGCCGAGGCTCCAGGGTAACGCCAACCAAGACACGGTTCACGGTGTTGGACTTCGGGAACAACGTGCAAACCCACGGATTTTGGGAAACGAACCGGGAATGGTCCTTGAAGAAGAAACGCAAACGGGAATCCGCTGGCGTTGGTGGTGTGAAGAACTGCAAGAATTGCGAGGCCATTATCCCGGTGGCTGCCATGGAGTGCAAGCATTGCAAGTTTGAATACGAGCGAAAGCCAAAGCCTCCAGGGGAAGTCGTAAGTTTGCAGATGCTGACCAAGGCCCAAGGCATGGAGATGGCAAAGCAAAGCACGATGTACCAAAAGGCTCAACTGGCAAAGGCCAAGGTCATCAGCCCGTTTTGGGTGCTACACAATCAATGCAAGAGCAAAGCCGAAGCATTGGAGTTCATCCGCTACATGGGATGGAGGCCAGGCTGGGCCTTCCACAATAAAGACCGTTTTCCAATCCTAAAGTAAGTTCATGCAAGAATTTAAACTCCAAGCCGAATGCTTCCAGTGGCACTGGAACAACTTTCCCGACCAGCGTGGCCGATTATTCACCGTCAACAACAACGCACCGAATGCCTATGCCGGCAGCGTGATGAAGGCCATGGGCGTGGTCGCAGGGGTCAGCGACATGATATGGCTCTCGCCAACCGGTGCGGTGATGCTGGAGTTCAAAGCCGAGAAAGGCAAGCAGTCGCTCTCGCAGAAGTGGTGGCAGGGGGTGGTCCAAGAGGCAGGCTATCGATACGAGGTAATCAGGAGCATTGAGGATTTTCAGCGAGTGGTCGCAAGTGTGGAATAGTTGTGTAGATTTGTGGTATGAGATACCTACTACTGCTCCTCCTGACCGCTTGTACCAACGACCGCCCTTGGAAGGTGATTGAGGTCCGGGCCAAGGGTAACGCCTGCGAGTATGTGCTATCCCGCTCCAACGGATTCGGACCGCAGGTCAAGACCCTGACCGATTCGTGTGGGAAGTATCGGTTGTTTGAAACTATACCCAATCGGATATAATTTATAGAAAAACCCAAAATTTATACGCATTCGGGTATAATCGTCAGCCTCTGGTCTTACCGAAAGTCCCCCAGCGTCAGCCTATAAACTGACCAACCAAACCCCAACCCCATGAAACCGCTCCGAGAACATTACACCCAGCCAACCGACCAAGGCGATATGCTCAATGTGTTTGATTACATTGAGGCTTTGGAGAAGCATATTGAAGAATTGAATGTCGACAAATTGCTTGACGATTTTCACGAATGGATTGAATTGTATGAATGGGACTTTTATCCTGTGTCTTTTAATGGGGAAATAAAATACAGATGGAGTAATGAAACATACTCTTCTCAAGCAACTACTAAAGAATTGTACGAGATTTTTTTAAGTCAAAAATGACCACCAACTTCCTTATTCGTTAACCTCAAACCCCAACCCCATGAAAACCACACCAACCGATTTTCGACGCTGGCAACTGCATATCCGCAAGGAATGCGTCAACTGCAACCGCCCCGACAAAAGCGAAACCATCAAGCCGTGGTCCGTGAACTGGACCCTGCTCGGTCGCATCCTTCAAGCCAAAAACGCCTGACGATGGAATGGATTAAATGCTTGGACCGTATGCCAACACCTTACGAGCCAGTCCTGATTTTCACGACCGACATGAATCAAGCCTACGCATGGCTGGGCGACGGACGTTGGTACTACGAGCATCAAACGTGGTTCCTAATCGAAGTAAGCCATTGGATGCCTCTACCCCCTAACCCGTTCTAATGAAGTACGGTTCAGTTTGCTCCGGCATTGAGGCAGCCTCAGTCGCTTGGCATAACCTTGGATGGGAACCGCAATGGTTCTCCGAAATCGAGCAGTTTCCCTCCGAGGTATTAAAACACCGGTTCCCAGCGGTTCCTAACTTGGGAGATATGACAACCATCAACCAAAACCCAATCGCAGATGAGCGACCAATTGACCTTCTCGTGGGCGGAACCCCATGCCAATCCTTCTCCGTCGCAGGACTTCGCAAAGGTCTTGATGACCCACGAGGGAACCTCATGCTTACCTTTCTTTCAATCGCTGATAAATTCCGTCCCAAGTGGCTCGTGTGGGAAAATGTCCCCGGGGTATTGTCGTCCAACGGAGGAAAAGATTTTGGAACCTTCCTTGGGGCGTTGGGGGAACTCGGCTATGGGTTCGCCTATCGAGTTCTTGACGCTCAATACTTCGGAGTGGCCCAAAGACGCAGAAGAGTGTTTGTTGTCGGATACCTTGGAGATTGGAGACCTCCCGCAGCGGTTCTATTTGAGCGAGAAAGCCTGCAAGGGAATACTAAACCGAGCAGAAAAAAGAGGGAAGAAATTGCCTTCGATGCTCAAAGAAGCGTTGGAAATCGTGGCAAATCAACTGGAGCAAATCCGGAATTAATGGCAACCCTTTGCGCCAAAGATAACGATAAGTGGGGATGTAATCAATGGGTAAATGAGGGAAAGGCTATTGTTGAACCGATAGCCTTCAAGGTCCGTGGTGGATGCGAAGGTGGAGGAAAAGGATACCTCGGTCAAGAAGGGCAAGCGTTTACGATTAGCACAATGCAGGATCAACAGATTGCCCAACCGATAGCCGTGTTGCACTCAATGGCTATACGAAGGCTGACCCCTAAGGAGTGCGAACGCTTGCAGGGATTCCCCGATGATTGGACAAAGATTCCATACCGCAACAAGGAAGCCGACCAATGCCCCGATGGGCCAAGGTACAAGGCTTGCGGTAACTCAATGGCCGTACCGGTAATGCGGTGGATAGGAGAGAGAATAAACTTAATCGAATCAATGCTTTAACCATGGACCTAATATCACGAACCATCCTCGGATACACCGCAGAGGTCGTCGGAGTCAGCCCCGATGACATCTTGAGCGAAGTCAAGACCCAAGAACTGGTGCTTGCTCGGTCAATCTTTGCCGACATCGCCTACTCGGAATACCTCTACACCTACTGCCAAATTGGGCGAATCATCAAGAGGAACCACGCCACCGTGATGCACAACCTCGAAATCCTTGCCAAAAACATGAGGGCAAGGCCCGACATCAAGTTCCTGCGTACACAGGTTCTGAACAGGACACGGGATTTTTTGCAACATTAGCGAGAACCCCCTCCATCTTTGCGTGAGTGTACGCAGAATCAATCATCCTCGAACTCTACCGCAGCGGTGAAATCCGCAGGGCTTGCCTCACAATTACGGGGGGCAATCCGCTTTGGAAGGACCTCGAACAAGAGGTCGTCCTAATCCTGCTCGAAAAAGACCCCGAAAAAATCACCAAGATGCAGGACCAAGGCTACCTGCGTTTCTACATCGTTCGTTTGATAATGAACCTGTACCGGGGCAACAATAATCAATTCGCCAAGAAGTACCGTCATCACGACGAGAGGGTCGAAGTGGATCCCGAAACCCAAGAAGATGGCAAGGACTACGATACCCTGCTCGACGACCTTTGGGCCATCGCCCAGCAAGAAATGGACTCTTGGGCCAAGGACGGAGCGTTCCCCTACGACAAGGAACTGCTGAACCTACTAATGCAGACAGGCAATATGAAAGCCATGAGCCGGGAAACGGGCATCCCTTATAGGTCCATCATCTACTCCATAGAACAGGCCAAAGCCAAAATCAAAACCGCAATCGAAGCCAATGGATATACTGGTCTATCCCATCCTGATTAGTGCCTTGGCGACCCTTGCGGTCGTGGAGTTCCGGGTCCTGCCGGGATGGTTCTACGCTTTGCCCTTTGCGAAGCGGAAGCCGTTTAGTTGTATGACCTGCTTCGGGTTTTGGCTTGGCTTTGCCCTGACCCTGCCGACCTGCCAATGGTACTTGGCTCCTATCCTCGGTCTTGCCTCATCTGCCACCGCAATAATCATTCGGGAATGGACCTTCAAATGACAACCGACCAATTCATCGTGGCCCAAAAGCATCGCAAGTACTGGGACCAATATGTGGCATCCCTGACCATGCGACTGCCACCCGATGCCGTTGGGGAACTGCAAGCCATCCTGACCGCTCACGGGCGACCGCCCACAAACTGGTGGTGCGCTGACTGCGTAAAATCGGCCCTTCAATACATTTACCTTCAAGCGGACCTCTTTGCCGAGTCCAACCAAAACACCATAACCCACTCCCTGAATGCCCCTGCCAATCCCGAACAATAACGAAAGCAAAGAAGGCTTCATCGGTCGCTGCATGAGCAATAACCAAACCAATGCGGAGTTCCCTGATACGGCTCAAAGATTGGCCGTTTGTGGCTCAACGTGGGAGAATCACAAGCGGCAGCAGTTCGAGTCTTATTCGGACTATGGGGAAGGCATCAGGAACAATGCCAAGCGAGGGATAGAACTCAACGAGCGGAACGGCAACAAGTGTGCGACGCAGACGGGTAAGGTCCGGGCGCAGCAGTTAGCCAACGGGGAAGCCATCTCGGTGGAAACCATCAAGCGGATGCACTCCTACCTGTCAAGGGCTGAAACCTACTACGACAACGCTGACGACACCAGCGACTGCGGTTACATCTCATATCTCCTTTGGGGCGGTAAGTCGGCTTTATCATGGAGCAGGAATAAACTCCGAGAACTTGGCGAACTCGAAGGCGAAGGATGACGAAGCACAGGTGCAGGCTCGGATGGACTCGCTGATGATGGTGATTACAACCCTCTGCGACTGTATCGGAGCGGTGGATGAGTCCAATGCCCCGAACCAGTACGAAGTGAAAATGAAAATCGTAAACAAGATTAGCGACCTAATCGACAAAATCGAATACTGATGGCAGGCCGACCCCCAATTTGGAATACCCCCGAAGAACTATGGGAGGCGTTTGAACGATACCGAGCCGAGAATAAGGCCAACCCTTACCGGGTGCAGGACTATGTCGGCAAGGATGGGAACATGGTTTACAGGGATAAAGAGCGTCCGATTACCTTTCGGGGCTTTGAGGGATACCTTGCAGAAAATGGCGTTTGCCATAACCTATCGCAGTATCGAAATGGAGATAGCGACCATCACAAGGAATTCTTATCAATCATTACACGCATAAGGCTGACCTGCGACAAGGATATGCTGGAGGGTTCAAGTGCCGGGGTTTACTCGGCCAACATCGCCTCACGCCTGCTTGGCTTGGTTGACAAGCAGGAGAACACGGTTCATATTGAGCAACCCCTGTTTGGGGATGGACTTTAAGTACACGACCGCTATCAGCCGAATCCGTCGGATGACGGCCCGGAAGAAGGTCATCCAAGGCGGAACAAGTGCAGGCAAGACCCTTGCCATCCTTGCGGTCCTCATCGACATCGCAGCAAAGAACAAGACCGAGATATCCGTAGTTTCCGAATCCATCCCCCACCTACGGAGGGGTGCAATCAAGGACTTTGCGAAGGTCATGCAATGGACAGGCCGATGGGTCGCAGACCGATGGAACAAGACCCTGCTCACCTATCACTTCGCCAACGGTTCAATCATCGAGTTCTTTTCGGCTGATTCCGAGGCACGGCTCCGAGGTGCAAGGAGGCAGGTCGTCTACATCAACGAGGCCAACAACATCGACTTTGAATCCTACTACCAGTTGGCAATCCGTACAAGCGAGGCCATCTACATCGACTTTAACCCGACGCATGAGTTTTGGGCGCATACCGAGGTCCTGCCCGAACAGGATGCAGAACTGGTCATCCTTACCTACAACGACAACGAGGCCCTGCCTGATACCATCAAGCGGGACATCGAACTCAACCGCACCAAAGCCGAAACCTCTGCCTATTGGGCGAACTGGTGGAAGGTGTACGGCCTCGGTCAGGTCGGGACGCTTCAGGGTGCGATATACGAGGACTTCGAGGTGGTGGAGGGTATCGATGTCAGCCGAGCCAAATTCGTCGCCTTAGGGCTTGACTGGGGCTTCAGCAACGACCCAACTGCACTCGTAGCAATCTACCGCCAAGGGGACTGCCTGCTCATCCAAGAACTGCTCTACGCTACGGGCCTAACCAACCAAGACATCGCAGACAAGTTGCGGTCGCTGGGGATTACCCGGGCTTGGGAGATAGTTGCGGACTCTGCAGAACCCAAGAGCATCGAGGAAATCTACCGCCTTGGATTCAACATCAAGCCAGCGGAAAAAGGCCCCGATTCGGTTCGGAACGGGATAGACATCCTGAAACGCTACAAATTGCAAGTAACCAAGGATAGCACCAACCTGATCAAGGAACTGCGGTCCTACACTTGGGCCACCGATAAGGAGGGCAAGAACACGGGGGTTCCGATTGACTCCTTCAACCACGCCTGCGATGCTATGCGGTATGTGGCTCTCAACAAGTTAAGAGTAAGCAACTCAGGGAAGTATGTTGTGGTGTAACTTTGCCCCATGAACCCCGAACGTATCCTTGACCTGCTAATCGAAATCGGGAAGACGCTTGCAGCCGTTTTCTTCATCATCACCCTTCTAACCCTCCTTTGGACCTTATGAAAGTCGTTCATTACTACCACGTTTATTGCGGAGGGAACTGGCAGTTAATCCTGAATCAGCACATGATGGCCGTGTGCAATTACGGCCTCATCAATGTCTTGGACGAAATCCGTGTCGGCATCGTCGGACCACCCGAACAACGCAAGGCGGTCAAGGAGGTGCTGGAGAACTCGATGGTGGCCGATAAGGTCAAGGTCGTGGTTACCCGGACCAATGCTTGGGAGCAGGCGACCCTTACCGAGATGTACCGGGCATCGCAGGAAGAGGATGCCGTCTACCTGTACGCCCACACGAAGGGTGCAAGCGACCCGTCCCTCATCAACCAACTTTGGAATCGCAGCATGACCTTCTTCAACGTGGTGGCTTGGGAACGCTGCCTGCAACTGCTCGAAGGAGTGGATGCGGTGGGATGTCATTGGATAACCAAGGAGCAGTTCCCTCACATGGCGGACCACAACAACCCCGATGGCTACCCCTATTTTGGTGGAACCTATTGGTGGGCCAAGTCAAGCCACATCAAGGAACTGGGTGAGCCTGTACGAGAACACCGCTGGCAAGCCGAACATTGGATTGGAAAGAAGCCCGAGACGAAGGTTCACGACTCCAACCCCGGATGGCCTTCACCTGAAAAATTCATCATAACCTTCTAACCATGTACCAACACATCCCAACCGACCGACCTATCAAGGGAATCGAGATAGGCGTATGGGAAGCCCACAATTCCGAGAGGCTTCTTGACAAGTTCCCGAACCTACACCTAACGGCTATTGACCCGTTCGAGGGTTATCAAGATTGGTGGGGTTTCATTGATGGAAACACAATGAAAGGCCATGAATACATTGCATTTGAGCGATTGAAGCCATACGTTGACCGGGTTGACATCATTAAGGACTACTCGGACAAAGCCTTGGAGTTCCTTGCTGATGAATCCTTCGACTTCATTTACATCGACGGGGACCATTCCTACAAATGGGCCTTGCACGACATCACCAACTATTGGGCCAAGGTTAAGCCGGGTGGTTTGCTATGCGGACATGACCGTTCCCTTTCGGGGGTAGCCCAAGCCCTTGCAGAGTTCGGTAAACCTTTCACCCCAAGCGAAGAACCACAAAGCGATTCTTGGTTTATTGTCAAGCCCTATTGAGCCATGGGCATCCCCGTCATCATCAACAACCGCAACCTGCTGACGTGGCCCAAAGCGATGGTCAGGGACTTGAGCAAGTGGGAGGGGATTGGGGACATCTACATCGTGGACAACGGTTCAACCTACGAACCTTTGCTGGAGTGGTACGCCACCAACCCTTGCAAGGTCGTAATGCTTGGCGAAAACTTGGGCCATCAAGCCCCATGGACTTCGGGCTTGGTGCAACAACTGGGAGAGCCGTTCTATGCAGTCACGGACCCGGACCTTGACCTTTACAAGACCAGCAAGCGGACGATTTCCATGTGCTTGGAGTGGTTGCAACAATTCCCCCAAGCAGGCAAGGTCGGCCTGTCGCTCCGATGGGATGATGTGCCTCCAAGGTCGTCGTACTACACCCACGTGAACAACTACGAAGCGACTCGTCAGCGTAACTCAAGGGTCATCATGGCAGCAAGGGTTGATGTTCCTATCGACACGACCTTTGCCGTTTACAATCGTCAGGAGTACTTCATCGGTGGGGTTTCGTTGCTTGAGTCAGCAAGGCACATTCCTTGGTATTACTCGGAGAAAGAACGCAAGGCTGATAAGGAGTTCAGCCAGTACCTTGCATCGGCATCGTCGGCATCGTCCTACAAAACCTTCTTGAAACTATGAAACTCCAAGACCTCACCATTGACCAGTTCCAACGCATCGGAGCCATTGAGTTCAGTAGCGTGCTGGGAGATTACGACAAGCGAGCAGGGGTCGTCGCAATCGTTGAGGGGGTCGATATATCATTCGTTCGAGAAATGCCTGCCAAGAGCGTCCTAAAGAGATACAAGGCCATCATAAGCGAGTGGAACGCATTGCCTGCCCTTGGGTACAAGCGGAAGTTCAAAGCAGGGGGCAAGTGGTGGATTCCGACGGTGTTCACGGACGAGTTGACGGCTGGGCAGTTGATAGAGTTAATGGACGCAAACACGACCGACGAGAAGCAGTTGTTGCAGAACCTCCACCGCATCATGGCAACCTTATGCAGGGAAGGTGGTCTATTCGGATTATTCCCGAAAAAGTACGACGGTGCTGCCCATGCAGAACGGGCCGAACTGATGAAGAAACACGCCAAGGTGGGCGACGTTTGGGGGGTTGTCAGTTTTTTTTTGCTAAGTTCAGAATCCTACTTGAAAGTTTTGAGCGACTATTCCAAGCACCTGATGACGAAGGCCGAGGGGCTGACGTAAGCCCTCTCGCTGGCTACGGTTGGCTGATGGTGGTGTGGAGGATGGCAAACAAGGACGTACTGAAATTCGATGCCATCTTCGCAATGAAGGCGGTGGAGTTCTTGAACTACGCACTCCTGATTCACGACATTTTGGAAGCAGAGAGGATGGAGGCGGAGCGGGCAAGAAGAAAGTAGTATATTTGCATTAGTCAGGTGGCGGAATGACGGTACAAAGAGTAATGGTATGTGCCTGATACGGTAGACGCTACGAGTTGGATTTAGGTCTCAAACATTCCCGTTCGAGTCGGGCATAGTGGGCCAACTAGGAGAAACTAAGACCATGCAGGTTCGAATCCTGTCCTGACTACACTATCCGGCACGGGTTACATTTACCCACATGGAAACAACCATACTTGCGAATGGCCAACCCGTAGGTAAGTTCGGCAGCGGTTCGATGAAGGGCATCGACCAAGCCGCCTTGGAGGGGATTGGTTCAATCGTTGGACCCAAGGGCGGAGGCAAGTCGCCAACCCACGACGTGCTGGTCAAGTGGATTGAACGGGTCATCGAACTTGCGAAGAAAAACCTCGAAGCAGCCAACGCCAACGCAGGGGGAACGCTATCCGCATCCATCGCCCCCGAAGACATCGAACTATCCGCAAAGCAAATAGTCGTGGCTATCATGGCTAATTCCTATTGGAAGTACGTTGACCAAGGGGTGCGAGGCAAAACGTCAAGCGTAAAGGCTCCAAGGTCGCCATTCCAATACAAAGACAATTACCCACCTGCCCAAGCCATGGCTGATTGGATAGCCAACAAGGAAAAAGCAGTTGTGC